GGTTTTCTTGAGTTTGCCCATCGCGCCGCCAACCTTGCCAAGCGGCCCAGTCGCGGCGTCCTTAGCCTTGATGACGAAGTTCGCGGAGCGATCTGATCCAACCATTATCTCCCTCTCTTGAATTTCAAGATCGTCTGCCTGAAAGGTTTATCGTTTAGGAACTTCTCAACCGTTAAGGAGTACGCCTCCATCGCGGTGTTAATCATACCGCCCCGCTTGACTGTTTCGGACACGAATGGACGCGCAGGTACGGCTCGCACAGCGACAATTCCGTTCTTAGTCCTGCGACGACTGCTACGGCCAGCCACCACGAACCACGCATACCAGGCGTCGCTCTTACCGCGCTTGATTCCAACAACCGCCCCAGGCTTGTTGAACCGTACCCCTCGAGCCTTCACATTCTTTTGCAGGCGCCCTGGCCGCTCGGTAGTCTTGCCGACTGGTGCCGCCGCCTTCATGGGCTTAAGCATTGTTCTGGCGGCGTTTAGCGTAGCAATCGACTGGAGGCGTCTGAAGGCTCCTGGGTTATCCGCTTGCAGAAAGCCGATGCGCAGATCATCGTATCGGCTGTCGGTCTTGATTTGTAGAACCAGAGAGTCGTTAGCGGCCATGCTTCTCCTTAGGCTGAAGGTCAGACATCAGTGCAAGTGTACGCGCAAAGTCCTCCGCCTCCCACTCCAGAACCTCGTGTGGTGGGATGTGGAACTCTTTGGCGATCAGGTGCGCTGCGATCAGCGGGTGCGGCGAGATTGTCCGACCCGCCGCCAGCCGCTGGGCGTCGAGCCTTATCGAGGGGGGAGTGCTGCTACCGCGTCGCTCCACTTCGTGATCGCATCGCTCAGTGCGTCCATCGGCGCGTCTAGCACCTCTGTCGCTGGATCGCCATCTTCTGTCAGGAAGTTGTGCTTCACAATCAAGCGCTCCAGCGCCTTGAGTGCGCGCTCGGCGTTGCCGCTCTGCAACTCGATGAAGACGCGGGCAGGGACGCCCTCTGCCTTCATCGTGGCTGTCCAGCCGTCAAACGGCGCGGACAGCGTGATGTCTACGGTGCGGAATTGTGGCTTGCTCTGGCTCATGCGATCCTCCTCAACTCAACTTATGGCAGCGCGCTAAGGTCGCTCCCTACAATAATCCGCAGGCTTTTTGCGCTGGTCGGGTCATAGACCAGAGTGCCAGTGACGGCCATCGTGGTCAACCCATCCTCAGCGCCAGCCATCTGCTGGACTTCGGTTGGCACAACCATGCACATAATATTTGCTGTGCGCGTTCCATCAGTCCAGGCGAGTCGCACGCCGACAGGCGTTGCCGCTTTGTAGGCGTCGTACCAGGTGCTCACTGCGGAGGCGGTCGAGGAGACCGTCATCGTCAGCGTGCCGCTGAATGGATTGCTCTCGCTGTGCGTGCTGAACACGGTCGTGCCTGCAAGGTACGCCTGGCGCGTGATGCCTGCGTTGAACTCCAGTGAGAAGTCGAGCAGGTACTCATAAGAAGTTCCTGAAGCCGTACCAGGAAACACGGTGCCGCTCTGGTAGGCGTTCCATAGCCGACCAGCGAGGAACGGCGAGGTCGGAGTGCCTTCGGCCAGCGTTGCGCTGTTCTTGGCAATCTGCTGCGCGAAGAGCGAGGCGCTCAGGTTGGTCAGTCCGCTGCGGTCTGCCGCAATCGTAATTGACTCCGCAAGGCAGTAATTTGCGGCGTACTGCTGCGTGCCATCGGTTGCCACGAGCGTGTAAGACTTCGGATTGTTGCTGGCCGTCATGCTCCAGTCGTAGTCGTAGATGTACGGCGTAGCCGTACCAGTCGGTGTGGCGGTGCCAAGCATCGACAACCAGATTGGAAGTTCACCGACGCTCACCGCAGGAACGGTGGCGCTCAAGGTTGGCTCAACAGAGACGATTGTGCCAGTCGTGGAGATCAGCGGGTTGCGGAGCGCCACGCTGCGCTCGGCACCGAGTTCAATAGTCGTGCCTTCTGAGATAACTCCAGTCGGTGTGACCAGCAATTTGCGACCACCAGATGTAAGCGTCGGGATGGTCCCTGGGGTCGCCTCCTTAAAAGCGACGAGTTTGCTGAACAGGATGTTGCCTGCGGATGCGGCTGGCATTATTCGTTCTCCTTGTCGTCTTCAGCCGCTGGTGCGGCACTTACTCGTTGAGCAATCCCTGCGGCGATCCACGCCTCCGCGAAGACCGCTGGCGCGTTGATTGTAGACCCATCAAGAGGTAGGCCGCCCACAAACTCACCCTCTGCAAGCGAGCCCTGGACATAGCGCACATCGATGCGGCTGATGATTCGTTTAGGCGCTGGCATTTATAGCCTCCACTCCTGTGACATCAATACTCGCACTGATGGTCAAATATTCCTGATCGGCCCAGGTATCGGTTCCCATTGTAGTGCTCGTGACACTCGCCTGCGCGACGGCGTCGGTTCCGTTAAGCGTAACGCCATCGATGAGCGCATCCCGCAGCCAGGTGCGCCAGACCATAAGGTCTGCATACTTTCGGCCAAGATCGGCCTGCGGCTGGAGATACAGCACAGCGTTCAGGGTAAGAACAACCTGGCGGTTAGCGGCGCCGTAAGAGACGCTGTCCTCGCCTGGGATGATCACGATGGCAGGAACGACGGCTAGGTTGTCTGGCGGATACGAATAGACATTGCGCAGCGTGTAGCCTGTCGGTGGAGTCTTAGCGGAAAGGTGCGCGGCAAGACCACCAATGATCGTCGCGTCGTTAAAACTCACCGAGCCAGCCCCTCGCGCTTGCGATACGCCTCAAGGAGCACTTGCGCCTCTGGGTGTAGCGCTCTGGTCTGTCGCAAGATTCCTCCCAGGTCCTGACCACCAATGACTCCGAATGGACTTGTCCTGCTTGACCACACAGCCCCAGCCTGGATGATTGCTGCCTGCTTGACGGCGCTTGGCACTGCTGGCCATCCGAACACGCCGACCACTTTCACGCCGCGATAGACATCGCGTGGGAAATTGCGCGGCCAGTTCACCGATACATCGATCTCGTTGTACGGCCAGCCGTCGAGTGCGGCGTTTCCTGGCGCGAGGTTGTAATCCGTGTTTACAACCCAGGTCGTTTCATAAGTTCCATTCCCATCGTCGTCGGTGGTCAGCGAGGAGATGCTTACCAGGTCATCGACTAGCACATAGCGATAGTCCTCCGCCGTGTAGTAGCGCGTCTCCGTCGCGGTGCCGAAGCCCTGCTTGCGGTCGGTATAGAGGTCAATCAGCGCGTCGGTCGCATCAAGAACGGACTGGAGCGCGCCGTCATCGGTCGTATCGGCGGTGCCGATTCCGATTGCGCTCTTAAACTCTGCGAGGGATGCGTATGACATTAGCGACCTCCAGTCTGCAAGACATACAGCGTCTCGGCGCTGCTTGAGACAGCATACAGGCGCACGCCTTCAGGGAGATACACATCAACCTCGGCACCCTTCCTAATCAGGAACCCAGTGCTGGTCGTGACGGCAGACCCGCCAAAGTAAATCTGGTGGTTGCCAGCACCGTCTTGATGAAGCAGGATTCGGCTGCCGCCAGTGTTGCCCACGCCGACCAGGACGGCTGCTGTGCCGACGCTGAACTGTGCTGACCTGACGACGCTCTCGCTCACCGCTTCTCCCGCCCCAGGAGAGGCGTTCTGTCCAAGGTAGCCCTGCGATAGCGCCCTTCGGCTACGGCGCGCTCTAGGGGCTTCCTAGACCCCTCTGCGTCGATTCTGGCAGCGGCCTCCTTGGCAGCCAGAGCCTTAAGTCGTTTGATCAAGTTCATGTGCCTCCAAAATGGTTATGGGGGACTGGGCTATGCCCAGCCCCCCACTCCCTGCACTAACGCCTCAGGCGTTAGACGTTTGCGGACTTGAAGTGCTTGACCGCAGTTGTCTGCGCCAAGCCTGTCGCACCGCGAACCTCAACCTTGTACGAGATGAGGCCCAAATTCCAGGCAAACTCTCGGCTTACTTCCACACGCACACCTCCGACGAGGGCAGTGTAAATCTGACCGAGATCTCCAAACAGAATCGATCCTGCCGTATCGTCGGCAAGATCAACGAGTGCTGCACTGTAGATCGGTGCTCCGAGGAGTCGATCTGGAGTGTTCGCATCGCCTGCGCGGAAGATTGGCTGTCCTGTCGTATCGACAAGACCAGTCACAACGCCGAGCGTCGTGTCGTTCATCAACCAACCAGCCTTTGGTGCGCGTCGGTACGCCTGGTTCACAGACGCCTTAAGCACCGCGAGGTCGGTGTAATTCGGGTTAATCGTGGTGCCTGAACCTGTGCGCCCGAGCGTTGAGGCAGCCGCAATCGCGGTACCAGCAAACGCGCCGTGAGCAACGGCCACTTCGGCCCCACACTTCTCAGCGATCATCGCGCTCAGGTCAAAGGCGGCATCTTCTGCCAACTCCTCTGTCACCTGAATGATGGTCGCGTACTTGATTGGCGTGAGGGAAAGCGCGCTGAGCGTTCCGTCCGACTCACCAATCGTGCCTGCTTCGGCAACTGATCCTGCTGTGCCTAGCGCCGTGACGCGAGGGAACTGGATGTTGTTGGCAGTGCTGGTACGAACGACCGTGATGATTGCTGGATCGATGAACGGGTTGAACTGAGCGGCCACGACATTGACTCGGTCAGCAATGGTGACTGGGTTGCCCAGGCCAGTGCTTCGTGAGACATCGCGGTACTCAAACACCTGCGCGCCGCCCAAACGAGCAAGTGCGCGGAGTTCATCGTTGCTGCCTTCGGACTTCTCAGCCTTAGGAGCGATCACCTGAGCGAACTCA